TCCATTAACGAATTAGGCCCACGATCAATCATCCACTCAGGTAAATGCTTAAAACCATATTTCGTCTTACGCAAAAGAAGAACAGCTTCACGTTCAGTCCTAGACAAATCAATAATGTTCTGATCCGCATGAAAAAACGCTAACCAAAATTGGTGAGCTGCTACAAGCGTAGACCAACCAATCTGCCTAGCCTTCAACGTTAACGAATACCTGTGTTCTTCCCAATGCTCTAACGCTGTTGACTGCGCTGTACGCAAATCAAAAAGTATACGCCCATGCGCTGGATGCGCTATATGCCAGTAATTACGCAAAAAATATGATTCATCTTTTTTGCACTTCCTCCACTCGGCTTCTTGCCGTAACTCTGATATACTATATGACATGCTTACAAATCACTACTGGTACATGCCCAACGCACTCACGGAAGACGAATGCGATCACATCGAAGAAGAAGGCGAAAAAACGCTGGAAACTCATCCTATAGACGGCTTTCATTTCGGCGAAGATCCTTCAAAAAGGTCATCGCAAATAAGTTGGATATACGATCACTACTCGGCAATGATGTTGGAATCGCTTTCCGTTGACGCAAATGTTGACGCTGGATGGGTACTACACCTGGTTCGCCCAGAAGCCGTACAGTACACGACTTACGAAGAAGGGGATGGTTACGACTGGCATACTGACGGACACCAAGACCGTTACGCAGCGAAGGCTTTAGTCCAAACAGCCACACACCCAATGCCATTGAACCAAACACTAAACCCGCTATTAGCAGGCTTAGTCCGTAAATTAAGCCTTGTCGTAAACCTAAGTTCCCCCGAAGATTACGAAGGGGGGACATTAGAGTTCCTTTACGATGGGTATAAACACGAAATTCCTACACCCAATAGAGGATCTGCTATAGTTTTTCCTAGTTTCATACATCATAGAATAACTCCTGTTACCAAGGGTATCAGAAAATCAGTCGTCATGTGGATTAACGGTCTACCGATTCAGTAGAGCCACTAAACGCAGCGTCTAATTCAGCCTTTGTCAAAACCCCATCATCAGCAAAAGCAATAGCTAACTTCTGCAATACCTGCGCTACTGCTGCAACCCCACTAAGGATCGCAGCTTTATGCACTTCAATCCCACCAATAATGGAACTACCCCCAATAATCGCCATGCATTGTATTCCAAACACGCTCACTATTCGTAAGCAAGTATTTACAAATACACCCATACTGTCTGTCATTAATTTTCCTTCTCTAATAGAACACCACTCATATGGAATACAAAACTAGCAACGGATATCCAAATACCCATCTCACGAGTTTCCCCAGAAAGTGTGATCAAAACAATTCCTGTTCCACCGATTGTCCAGCTTAAAGCACTGGTTTCAAAAAATATTTTCTTTAAAAATTTCATCTTCTTCTTCTTCCCCCTTGAGGAACTGACGGACCACCAGACGGTGCTAGCATAGGCCGAACAGTAGGCCTTGCAGCAGCCACAGCACTAACCGTTGAAGCAGTCACAACAACACGCCGTTCCTGCACAGTAATAGTGCTATCTTCCGCTTGATAATCTTCAAACCCTCCAGCGAATATGTTGACCTCCGTTTCAAACTCTTCCTTCACCTCATCAGGTGCTTCATTAAATATCTCAGGAGCTTTCTCAAATACCTCAGCTAACTCCTCTTCACTACTTTCCTCAAAAAAATCAGGATTATCCTCTATTACCTCTTCCAAAAATTCCTCAGCAGCATCTTCATCTTGTAGTATTTCAGCCAGTATCTCGTCATCTAAATCCTCTATTTCCAGTTCCTCAAAGTCTTGTTCCTCTAATCCCACATCTGGTGCGAGTTCAAAATGTTCCTCTTGTTCTGTTTCATCAACGAAATTTGTTTCTTCTTCCGCCTGTGTCTCAATTTCTTCTGGTATGTCTTCATCAATTACTTCTTCTTCAAAAAATTCTTCTTCTATAAATAGTTCCTCTTGTCCCTCATCCAACTCTGGTAAATCCGCTAAATCAAGGGTTTCTTCCTCAAAATCAAATTCAAAAGGTTCAAAATCTTCCCAAATTTCAGAACCTTCCAAAATTTCAATTATTTCCTCGTCAGTTGGCGGTTCAACAACTATAATTACAGGTGGAGGAGGTTCAGGAGTGGGTTCAGGAATAGGTTCAGGAGTAGGAGTTGGAGTAGGTTCAGGAATAGGTTCAGGAGTAGGTTCAGGTTGAGGAGGCTCAGGAGTTGGCTCAGGAACAGGCGTAGGGGTAGGAACTGGCTCAGGCGTAGGCTCAGGCTCTGGGCTAGGCTCAGGAGTAGGTGTAGGATCTGGTTCTTCTAACTCAGGTACAGTCCACTCACCACCAGAAATCTCCAAAGAATACACGCCAGAAGTATCCTCGCTATACGCATCAGCTTGTAATACATACGACCCCGCAGGCAAAGTTTCAATAATTAACGAATCCCAACACAGGTTAACACCATCATTATGTTCAGCCGAATCATCATCCTCAAACAACAACACACCCTGATCATCATACAACATCAACATCGGATCAGCAGCATACAAATCAGTACCAGCACCAGTCTCCCAATCATCACAAGTCAAAGAAGTATAAGTCCTAACCACAACCTCAGTTTCTTCTTCCAAAACAAACGTAAATTGTGGGCCTTCGCCCACAACATCAACAACTATATTACAATCCCACCCATCATCAGTCGCCTCACACACAGTCTGAGCAACAGAAGCAGGCGCAAACCACACCACAACCAACAAAGAAGCCAGTAACGCCCTAGCAAAAAGGCGAAAAAATTTAGACACCTAACCCCCCAGTTAGATTACTTCAAACGGCCATTCCTACCATGACCATTCCTAGCCCTATTCTTCCTAGAATCCTCCAAAACAAGGCCACCACTACGAGTATGCGACAAATCCTTACCAGTTAAAGCCATACCCATACGTTTAGCCTTACGCCTAGCAGTAGATAACTCAGAACGTTTCTTACGTTGCTCAGGCTTCCTATTAAACTTCTTATCATACGCCTGTTTCTTACGATAAGACGCAGGATTATCACGATACTTCTGTGCAGAACTCTTAGCCATTACTGACAACTCTCACAAATCTCAGGATTCTCCAACCCACACTCCAACACCTCATCAGCATCATCACCCCAATCAAAATCATCAAAATCATTAGGATTAGACATCTAAACCACTCATCAAAGACTCCAACTCAGCATGCAACTCAGCATCAGACAAACCAGACACTTCCCTATCATCATCCAAAACCAACCTACGCTTAGGAGTAAACTTCTCAATGTATTGCAAATACAAGGAAGCAGCCTTCACATCACCCTCCACAGCAGCAGCATGCAAAGCATCCACAACCCCCTGAGTTCTCTCAGGGTGAACATTCAACTCAGTTGCCCTACGGTCCCATTCTCGGATGAACCTAGGATCAGTTTTCCACCGCCGAACAGTCCTCTCATTAACATCATTTTCAACAGCCCAAAGTCTCGTAGTAGACGGTACACGAGATTCCGATAACAACCAGTCCAGATATTTTTTCCATTTATCTGGCATTGTCTGTTGTCCTGTTTCAGGGTCTATTTTCCAGCCTTTGCCTCCACCGTTTTGTGGCATGTTGTACCTCCTATTATTTGTTTTTCTTGTCCCAAATGTGGGACACTCCCTTTATAGGTAACAGTAAGAATGAAAATCTGCCTCACAGATTTTCATTCTTTTTCTGTAACACCGTTACCACTGTATTCCCTAAACACCCAACAGTACCACAGGGGAATACATCCTGAAGGCAGACAAATCTGCCTGAAAACGCACTCATCTACCCCCGCCGAATTTAACATAACCACCAAAGTTTAAAAAAACGCACGCACTGTCCCTCGTTATCTATACATGCAGAGCGTGGCGACCCCCACCCCCCCCTAGGGGTGTTGTTACATGCGACTGCGTCAAGCATCAATGCGTGAAGAAATATATTGGCAGCGGATATCTGGAGAGAAACGGAACTGAACTTTTCTACGCATTAATGCGTACGTATTCTGAATTGATTTCTAGGCATTATTTGCGTTACCTGTTTCAAAGTCGCTACGCATCAATGCGTACGATAAAATGGTTTTAGCAAGTGGAAGTGCCACTTGCGGAAAGGCTCAAATTGAGCAAGGTAATAACCAGTAAGAGTGCTAAGAAAAGCACCGCTACGGAAAGTGACGCTTCCGCAGTACAAATTCCCGCAGGGGACTCCCTGCCTTCTGATGTTGATTCAGAAGCTACCGAAGTAATTGGAAAGACCATAGGGAGGTATGCACGACTCAGCAAAGATAAAATTACTGAGAAAATGCAAGCCCTAATTGGTTCCCTGCGAACTGCTGAGGAGAAGACAAGAGCGAAGACATTAGAGCTTTGCGATTTCATTTACTCACTTGGTTACATGGGAGATGAGTTAGTAAAACGATTCCCTGAATTTGGGAAGACTGTTGCGACTTGGAACCACATGAGGAATGCAGGAAAAGTCAGAGATGCGATGAGAATCAAGTTGCTACCGTTTATAGAAAACGGCGATATCAACCCTGATTCACTGATCAATCCAGATGGACCAAAGAACCAAGACTGGCGGGACTTTCCTAACGCTTGCTTAGATTACAGCGATGTAAAAAAGATTGCTGTAAAGCGTGTTAAAGGGAACCAAGGCAAGAAGATTTCCAGAATGTATGCGCAAGGAAAGACATTTGAAGAGATCAAAAAAGCTAATGCTAAATCCTTTGAGACTGCTGAGAAGTCTGGACCAAATACGAAGAAGTTGATTGAAGATTTCTTTACCTTGATCCATGACCGTGCAGCCAATGGAAAGGACCTTTTCCAAGGCGACGAAATTGAAGTCATCAAAGCAAAAGGGAATGCATGGGTGCATGCTGCTAACACAGCACAACACCTTTGGAGTCCATCCCCGCAAGGCGATGGCTTCGTAGTCATCTACAAGCCTGAAAGTGGAACCTTGATTGGTGAATTTAATGCAGCGATGAAGAAATTCGCTAGGCAAGAATCCGCAGCACTATTTGGTTTAGAAAACCAGATTGAAGCTGAGTTAGTTGCTGAAAGAAAAGCAGCAGCGGAAGAAGCAAAAGCGAATAACTAATTGAAAGGAAGATTAAGCCCGCTACGCAGCAATGCGTAGCGGGCTTTT